TGTCACTCCGTCAACCGCAATCTGCTCCACGGCGCATGCCCCATCCCAATACCAGAGCTTGCGCACATTGCGCAGCTCGACTTCCTGACCGTTCCGCGCAGCGACCTGTCCAAAAAAGACGCCGCTGCGATCGCCTCTGACGATGTAATACTTGTCCATTTTTGTCTCCTTATCATTCATCATTTCACGGCTGGCCTCCTGTTTCACGCGGTAGCGTTCCCGCGCCCTGGCGTTGATCTCCGCCCGATGGGCCTCCCTATAGGCCCTCGCTTTCGCCATCTCGCGCTCCCGATTTTGCCTGTAATATTCCTTCTGCGCGCCCGGGTGCTCTGCGCGCCATTTCTTGTAGTATTCCCTGAGCTCTGCCCTGTGGGCCTTATTGTATTCCCTCGCCTTCGCCCGCGCCCGCTCCCGCGCCGCCTCCTTCTTGGCCGCGTCGCCCCCGACGGGCGGCGGATCCTTTGCCTTGCGCACCGTCCCGAGCGCCCGGTCTCTTGCGTCGGCCTCCCGGTAGTCGTCCAGATCCATCGCGTCATTGACGCAGTCTGGGTACTGGCAGGCCTCGCATCGCTTATCGCATACGCTCATTCTTGCGGCCTCCCGATCACTCGGTACCCGCTGCGCAGGCCGTCTCGATCAAACTCCACGACGTACCGGTTGTTTTTGTCCGGCCCGCTGCGGATCACGCCGACGCCGTAGTGCCACGTCCCCGTGCACACCGCCAGCACCCGCTCGCCGGGCTCCCACTTGTGTCTCCTCTCCATGCTGTGCAGCTCCTTTCTGATGCTTGCGTCCGGGCAGCGCCACATCGGCGTGCTCGGCCATTTTGCGCAGAGCGGCGCGTGCTCGACCACGCGCCCCGTCACCCCGCACCGGTAAAATTTTGCATCGCGCCCGGCGTCCTCCTCGCGGAGATACCGGCACGCGCGGCAGACGCACGTAGCCATTACGACGCGTGGATCCGTCGTACGAGCAGCGCCGCCGCGCCCAGCAGACCGGCCCCGATCCACGCCGAGGCGCGCATCACGCACACCCCGAGGATCATGCAGGCCATCGCGGCCGTTGCCAGCACCAGCATCGCAACCTTGCGGTCCGCGTCCTGCTGCGCCTGTTTTGCCCTCTGCTCGGCCACGGCCGCCCGCTGCTCCGCCTCCCGGCATCTGCGGGCCTGCGCTCTGGCCTCCGCCTTGCGGTTCAGCTCGTCGAGCCTTGCCTGCTCGATCTGCGCCGCGCTGCTCATCCAGTTCATTCTGCTTCCTCCTGCAGCCATTCGGCCGCCCGCCTCGTGCAGGCCTCGGCCATCGTATCGTCCGCTCCGTCGTTGCGGCAGTAGAGGCAGAGCCCCCGCTGGTTGTACTGGCAGCTCCTGCACCACGCCGCGTCGACGAGCGCCGCCGCCATGGCCTCCGTGCTCTTCACGAGCCTCGCAAAATTCTTCATTTGACATTCCTCCTCTATTTGGAGAGGGCGGCAGGTATCGAGCCTGCCCTCCGCGGCTTGTGCTCTCGCCGCGGCCGTCCCTTGCGCGCCCTCAGGTCGGGCGGATCACGCGCCGCCCACCGCGCCCTCCGGCTTGAGCCGGAGGGACTGCAGCCGTTTGTAGTTTCGCTCCATCTTCTGGATATCGAGGCCCCACGCCTTGTAGGCCGCCTCGGTGTTGACGTGGGTGGCGTTCCAGCACGGGAGGCCCATGGAATCCATCTCCTCCTTTGCGAGCGCCTTGAGCCGGTATACCGTCCCGGCCGACGTTTCAAATAGGTCCTTTATGTCCTTGTTACTCAGCTCCAGCCGCTCATAGTAGAGCCGCAGCGCCGTTTCGATATCCCGCACTTGCGGGACCCGCACCCGCCCGGTCCTCATAGCGTTCCGGCCTCGTTGGTCGTCCCGGCGTCCTGCCCGGTCACGATCTGCTTGGCCAGCTCCTCGAGCATCTTCTGCTGCGCGCTGAGCTGCTGCTCCTTGTCGGCCAGCTCGGCCTCCCAGTCCCGCAGAACTCCCGCCTGCTGGTCCAGCTCGTCGTGCTTGCGCCCGATCTCCTCCCAGTGCTGCATCTGCATGTCGCGCGCATTGCGCCACATGCGCTCCTGCGCCTCGGCCTGCCGCTGGAGCCTGCTGCGCTCCCGCGCTGCCAGAGCCTCCTGCAGCACCACCAGTGCCAGCCATGCGCCCAGCGCGCAGATCATTGCGATCCTCATGTTGTTGTCCTCCTTTCATATTTGTCATTGCGAGGAGGCCGAAGGCCGACGTGGCAATCTCTGGCCCCCGCGCTCTCTCACTCATTCCGTTTATCTACGGCAACGATCATGCCGTAGATGCAGCCCTTGACGGCCGCCATCTCCGCCGCCGTCATCTGCCCGGCCAGCGTCAGCAGCTTGTCCGTCATCTGCTTCAGGCTCTCGCTCATGTTCTCACCCCCTCCGTGATGTAGCCCATCGCGATCTTGGCCAGCCGCCGGAGCTGGCTGCGCGTGCGGCGCATGCGCTCGTCGGCCGTGACCAGCCGCGTCCACGCCTCCTTCTCGGAGGCGCTGTTTACCATCTCCGGCATCAGCGCGCACCATTCTGCTTCGGCGTCCCGCAGCTCGGCAAGGCATCGTTCCGCCTCGCCCGCCTTGGCCCGGAACTTCCGCATGCCCTCCCAGTCAATGCCCTCTGCCGGATTCGCGGTCGGGTCTGGCGTCTTCTCCGCGTCCTTCTCGGGCTTTTCGTTCTCCTGCTTTTTCTCCACTTGCAGATTTCCCCCCAGCATAGCCTCCATGATAAGGCTTAAGCACGCCAACTTAGTATCCACTTGCTTCCCCACCAGTTCTTCTGTGTGAGCGTTTGCGAGACATGCGAGCATACCCCACACGACAGCCCTCCCCCCGTCGCTGCCATCGGACAGCTCATCCGCCCGGTCGAGGAGCTTCTGGTACTTCTCCGGCCACGCCTTGCCCTTCACTTCGATTTTCATGTTCATTGCTTTTTCTCCTTTCATCCCCTTACTCGTTCTCCAGCAGCTCCGCCATCTCAAACTCCGCATCCTTGTAGCCCTGCAGCTCCGCCAGCGTTTTCAGCAGCTTCGCGATCGCGCGCCGCCCGGCGTATCTCACATACGGGCTGTCGCCCTGGTACTTGTCCAGGCTCTCTGCAATGGCCTCCGTAACGTGCAGATCAATGCAGGTCTCGGCTACCTCCTTGTAGCTGCCCATGATGTAGGTGATTCTGACTTTCGGCATTCCCTCTCCTCCTTTCTTCATTCCTCTTGCAATCCGCTCCCCCGCGTGGTATCCTTTCCGCGAAAGGAGGTGATTTTGTGCCTAACTTGTTGATTGTCTACTTCCATCCGGCGGCTCATCATGACCGGTCAGAGGTTGCAGCTCTGTTCCCGGAGGCGATCCATGTTGACGAGCACATCCCCGGCGCGTTTGAAATCGTGGTAATGCTCCCTTACAGTGAGGTACGGCATCGTATCTACGAGGCATTCGGGCTCGAGAAATACTACATTGCCCGCGTCGCTGTCGGAACCATCCACGGCAATTAGCCCCTCGCCTGTCCGTAAACCTTGCCCCGGCCCTTGTGCCGGGGCCTCCCCGGTCGCCGAGGCCGCTTGACTGTTTTGCTCACCACGACCACCTGACCGCTCTTGTCACGGTAACAGTATCGGTGCACCCAGGTCTCCGGCATCCATCTCTCCTCCTTTCTTTTTGTGATTTAAGCTAGGTTTATTTTTTGCTTAACTTGGTTCAAGTATACCATGCTGTTTCTTCTGAGTCAAGCCCTATTTTCACTAAGTTTAATTTATTTATTGACTTGAGGCGCCCGCCGTGTTATCCTAGTTATGAAAGGGGGTGAACCCATGGCCAACTCGATCAACGATCGCGTTGCGCAGATTATCTCTGACCAGGGGATCACGCGCACAAAATTTGCAGATAGCATCCACGTTAGCGTTGCCTTTATTTCTGCGCTTTGCTCTGGCGTAAAGCAGCCCTCCGATCGGACGATCCTCGACATTTGTCGAGTCTACGGCGTCTCGGAGCTCTGGCTGCGGGAGGGGCAGGGCGAGATGTACGTCCAGCGGACCCTCCGGCAGGAGATCCTCGACCTCGCGCGTAGCCTGTCGGAGGCCCCGCCGGGCGACCTTCGCCGGGACTTCCTGCTCGCCCTGGCCGACCTCCCGCCGGAGTTCTGGCCAAAGCTGGCCGACTTCATGGAGGAGATCCTTGCCCGCCGCGCCGACGATCCCGGCAAATAGCGCAAAGCCCGCAGCACCCGCTGCGGGCTTTTGCTATGCCCGATCCGATAGGGCATCTGTAGGGGCCGGGCTGTCCCCTCCCGGCTCCGCACCCGCGCGCCGCACCGCCCTGTAGGCACCATCGGTAGCGGCGCTCTGTACGCACTATCGGTAGCGGCGGTCAGTGACCGCCCTGTACGCAGCTATTCTGTGGCTCTGGTGCTCTGGTGCACCTCCGCACCACCGGCAGCACCGCGCGGTGTTGCCGTAACCAAAAAACAAAGCAGCCACCGGTCTGCTAACGGTGACTGCCCTGTTTTGCAAAAAGAAAGGAGATTTTTGTGCACTGAAAACGAAAGAAAGGATCGATAAACGCTTACTACCCTGCGCCTCTGCCTATATTATAGCGCATCGTTTTCATATTCTAAACGCGAATTGCGCCGCAGCGCCCGAAGAAACTGCAGCAAACTGTAAAGCTCCGCCTCCGTCAGGTGCGCCAGCTCCCCGATCACCTCTGCCAAAATGTCCATCTTGTTTCCTCCTTTTCCGTCGTAAGGGTTGCCCCTCCCCCCGCATTTTAGCATTTCCCACCATTTTCCCGCCTGTTATTTGTGCAATATGTCTCTTGATATTCTATGCCGCTTTATGATATACTCCAGATACAAGCCACGTCCGCTCCCCGTAGGGGCCTGGCATGCCCCTCCCGGCTCCGCACCCGCGCGCCGCACCGGCCTGCAGGCACCATCGGTAGCGGCGGTCAGCGACCGCCCGGTACGCAGCCATTCAGTTGCTCAAGTGCTCTGGTGCACCTCCCGCCCTGTCATTGCGAGGAGCGAAGCGACGTGGCAATCTCTGGAAGGAGTGTTGCTTATGCCTGATTATCCATCCCCCGCTGCAAAGCGCCGCCGCATTGTGCAAAACATTGTCACGGCCCTGTCCCTGATCCTGTCCGTCGTGCTCATCATCGTCCTCGCCACCGCCGAGCCGGACAGCTCCGTCTATCAGCGCGGCTATGATTCCGGCCACGCCACCGGCTATGTCGAGGGCGGAAACGATGCCATAGGCCCCGCCTATGATCGCGGCTACGCCGCCGGGAAGGCTAAAGGCAAGGATATCGGGTATTCCGCTGGCCGGAACAAAGGCTACCTTGAGGGGAAACAGTACATGCAGCCCCGCATCAACGAGCTGGAGAAGGAGCTCAGTGCATATCGCGTCGCCGAGCGGCAGCCCGAAACTGGCCGGGACGCGATGGCAGAATGGCTTGCGGCTCGCGCTTCCGAGCCGACCAGCACATCATACATTGCCAATACCTCTACCGGCAAATTCCACCGCTCGACCTGCAGTTATCTGCCTGATGTAGGGAATCGTGCCTATTTCTACTCCGCCGAAGCGGCCCGTGCTGCTGGTTACTCGCCGTGCGGGCATTGCAATCCCTGACGCACACACATCTCCAGCACGTCCAGTACCTCCCGCCGCCCCTCCGGCGGCAGCCGCAGAAACTCCCGCACGATCTTCTCCTCCGAGGCTGGCCGTCCCCCACAGGCGGCCAGCCTCAACTCATCTCTGGCTCGCTCCACGCGCTTCCTCCCGTCCGGCCGCATCCGCCGGTACTCCCGCACAAACCGGTACTTGATCCATCGCTCCATCCGTCGCGCCCCCTTTGCACCCGCATCGTACCACGCCCCGCCGCGGGAAACCATGGCCGAAACCGGGAACTGCACCCGCTTTTTGCAAAAATCCACACCCAAAACTGCAATCGTCAGGAGGCGACACCATATGCCACAGATCTGTGACCGGCTCAATGCCGTAAAGCAAAAGTCCGGCCTCACCCTCACCGCGTGGGCGGATCGCTCCGGCGTCCCCGTCAGCACGATCTCCCGCATTCTCTCCGGCTGCACCGAAAACCCCGGCCTGCAGACAGTCGTCGACCTCGTCGCCGCTGCCGAGGTCCCGCTGTCCGACGTCCTCCCCGACCTGCTCCCGCCGCCCGAAGCCGCCCCCGCTGCGCAGCCCAGCGATGCCCTCCTCGCCGAAAAGGACGCCCGCATCGCCGCACTCGAGCGCCTCGCCCGTTACCGCTCCCACATCTGCTACGCCCTCGGCATTATCTGCCTTGCTCTGGTCGCCGTCCTTGCCTTTTTACTGGCCTACGACCTGTGCAACCCCCGCGTCGGCTGGTTCCGCAGCTGATGCCCCCAAGGAGCGCACGAACATGCCGATCACAAAATTGCAAAAAAAGCGCGACGGCCTGCAGGGCTATCGCGTCCGCGTCAATTATACCGATCCCGACACCGGAGCCTACCGCCGGATCGAGCGCATCGTCTACGGCAAGGCCGAGGCAGCCGAGATGGAGCGCCAGCTCAGCGCCGAGGCCAAATCCCCCGCCCCTACCGCCGACGACCGCCTCACCGTTGCCGAGTTTATCCCGCAGTTTCTCTCATACAAGTCCAATGAGGTCCGTAAATCTTCGCTCACTTCGCACGGAGCCCGCCTCCGAAATCATGCACTCCCATTTTTCGGCCCGCTGCGGATGTGCGCCGTCACCCCGCGCCACGTCGCCGATTGGGTCGCTGCCCTGCACGGCAAGGGCCTCGCGCCCAATACCATTTCCGAGATTTACACGATCACAAAATCAATGTTCGCGCGCGCCGTCGAACTCCGCATCATCACAGAGTCTCCCTTCGGGCGGCTCCGCCGCCAACGTAAGGCCATGCCAGACGCCCCGAAGCACGATTTGCAATACTATACCGCAGAGCAATTCCAGCGTTTTTACGCATCGGCAGCCGCAGCCGTTTCCGCCGCCCAAAATCCCATTCACGAACGGCAACACATGATGTTTTTTGTCCTCGCATTTTATACCGGCATGCGGCCCGGCGAAGTCCTTGCCTTGCACTGGACGGATATCGACTTCCCCGCCCGCCTGATCCGCATCCGCCGCACTTATTCCAAGCGGTTTAGGGAGGGGCCTGTCAAAACGGAGTCCTCTGTCCGTGATGTTGGCATCCCATCCCCCCTTTTCGATGAGCTGCAGGCGCACCTCCGTGCCCAGCGCAGCATGCCCGGTTTTTCGCAGGATTTTCTCGTCTGCGGCGGCCCTTCCCATCTTTCCGCTGACGCGGTCCGTAAACGCAATAGTTCCTATGCGGTCGACGCCGGGCTCCCACAGATCCGCCTCCATGACTTTCGCCATTCCCACGCCTCACTGCTTGTTAATCACGGCATCAACATACAAGAGGTCGCGCGCCGCCTCGGTCACTCCAACGTGCAGGTCACCTGGTCCACCTATGCCCACCTCTACCCCCGCGAGGAGGAGCGCGCGCTCACCGTCCTGGACGCCGTCCCGCTCCCGCCCCCGAACACCCCGTGATTTTCGGTGCTTTTTCGGTGTTATCCACCCTATGTGCCATCTGCAAAAACGCCGGAACCATTGTGTTTTCAATGGTTCCGGCGTTTTTATCTCTCTTACAAGAATGATGAAGATCAACAACCGATTTTGTCCATTCTTTTCTTTTCTCATCTCACTGCCTCTCAACGCATCTCATTTTCTCTCTTTACATTGCTCAAACTTCAACTTTCTCTTACCTCGATTTTCAAATCTGCAAAACTCTCGGTGCTCATTCGGTGCACAAAAGGCCCCGGCAGTCTCCTGCCGGGGCTGTTTTTGTGTCACTCCACGATGCACTCGTAGTACACGCGCGCCTTGTCCGGCACGGCGTCCTTGTCCTCGAGCCACGCCTTGGCGAGATCGAGGTAGAGGTCCGTCCCGCTGCAGCCGTGGTCCATGAGTACCTCGCAAAAATCGCTGTACACCGCATTCATTGCGCACCAAAATTCGATTGGGTCGCAGTCAATGCCGCGCTCGTGCATCATCTTGAGCACATGGTCCGGTGCCCACTTCGCGCCGACCGTGCCGTCGGCGTTTTTCATGCCGCCGACCCACTTCTCGGCCTCCTCCCACGACAGACGCTCGTCATCGTCCTGCTGCTCGAATCCGATATGCCCCATCTCTCGGCGCCCCGGCTCGCGGCTTCGGCCGCCGCCTCTCGGCTCGATGTCGTACCGGCGGCCCATCGGCTCGTCGCGGTATCGGCGATCATAGTCTCCGTCGCTGCGCGGTGCATAGCGGCCGTCATTGTAGCGCTCGCGTCCGCGCCCGTCGCGGAATCGGCCCTCCGGCCGGTCTCTGCGTTCCTCCTCGCCGCTCCCGCGGCGGTAGAACATCATTTTTGTCCTGGCGTCCATATCGTCCCTCCTTATGCCGTCGGCGCCGTGCCGTTGACGCTCGCCAGATTGCTGCTCGGCGCGCAGGCAGCGCGACCCAGCAGCCGAAAACTGCCGCCCGTCGCGGTGGTGTTGAGCACCGTGCTGTACTTTGTCCGCGTGCGGATCGCACAGGCGGTCAACTGTGCGCAGCCGCAGCTTGTCAGCGGATACTGTACTGTCCCGCTGCCGATCGTCACCACGACCGGAGCCGTGATGGTCGCCGTCGTCGGGATCGTCTGCGCCACGACGAGACAGTATTTCTCGCCGTCGTTGTAGCTCCCGGCCGGCAGGTTGATCGTCAGCACGCCGTCCGCAAACGTCACGGCCTGCGAGATCACAAGGCGGCGGCACAGCTTACACACGTTGTTGCATGCCATGGTATATCCTCCTTTGCTCAGGGGCGGCATCTGCCGCCCCGATCTCTCATCCCGTCAGCAGCAGCCGTAGCCCTGCTGGCAGCCTGCGCCGCAGTAAGCAGCGTGCGGGTTCTGGACGAGGTACGTCGGCTGCGGCGTCGAGTTGCCGGTCCGGCGGATCAGCTCTGCCGTGTTGGCGTCCATCGCGGCCTTGAGCACGGCGTTCTGCTCGCTCTGCGAGGCGGCCAGACGGAGCGTCTGGTTTTCCTGCTGCAGGGTCGAGATCTTGTCGTTGACCATAAAGTCCAGGATGCTGCGCGTGTTGGCGTTGGCGTTGTCGATCACGTCGCGGGCCGTGCTCTGGATGGTGTTGCGGATGTCGCAGCTCTGCGTCGCGAGGTTGTAGTTGGTGTCGGCAAAGCCGCGCTCCATCAGGCGCTGCGTCTCGCAGCAGCACTGCTGCTGTCTCGCGCCGAGGTCGCAGATCTGGCTCTGCACCCCGTTAAAGCCCTGCATCATGCCCATCTGCGTGGCGTTAAAGCCCTGCTGCATCGCGATCTGCCCGTTGAGCATTCCGGTGTTCATGGCGTAAAAGCCGTCGCACAGGCCGTTCTGGATGCCGCGGATGCCGCTCTGGATCTCTGCCGTCACAAAGCCGTCGTTGACTGCCTGCCGCGTGTCGATGCCGCTGAGATACGGCACCGCCATACCGGCCCCGTTGTTTCCGTTGTTGCCCCAGTTGTTGCCAAAGATCAGGGCAAACAGGATAATCACAATCCACCACGAGCCGCCGCACCCGAACATGTCGTTGTTGTTGCGGTTGCCGGAGTCAGCGCCCAGCGCGTACCCCATGCCAAAATCATCTGCCATTGTTGTTTCCTCCTCAGTTTTTATGATCCCACGGGCCGCGCGCGCCCGGTGAGTCCTTGCTGCGCGGCTTTTGTCAGGACCGCAAACCGAGTGGATATGCTTACCGACGGAAAGGCAGCCCCAGCTGCTGTGCCATCTGCTCCACCGTCGTGCCGCGCTCCCGCGCGGCGTTGTCCGCCATCTGGAGGAGCTGGTTATAATTTTTGCCCGCCAGCATCTGCTGCATCTGCTGGAGCTGAGGTCCCGCGCCCATCTGCTGCAGGGCACCCAGCGGGTTCCGGCCCCGCTGCGCCATCTGGATCATCATCATGAGCGGATTCATTCTGCCGGTTCCTCCTTCTTTTCTGCGGCAGTGAGCCGCTCGCTGATGCCGTTAAGCTGCGCCTGCATCTGCTGCAGCATCGTCAGCACCGGGTCTGTCGCTGTCTGTGTGCCGCTCTGCGCGGGCTGCGGAGGCGGCGCTGGAATATACTCCCCAAAGCGTGCAGCGCCCGCCGCAGCGTCCCAGCGCTTGGTGTAGATGCGGTTGTTTTGGATGTCCGCAAACACCATCAGGCTGCCGGAAAAGTCCACCGGCGTTGAGCTTGCCTCCTCGCGGCTCGATACCATCCTGCACATCGGCTCCTGCGGCTGCAGCGGCTGCTGCCCGTACCCACCGTATACCGGCGGCATCACCTGATTGTACCCGGTCTGATAGGGATATGCCATTGTCTCCGCCTCCTGTCTTTGATGGATATATCATACCGTCTCAGCCTCTGCTCTGTGCCCGCTTCCGGCGCGTCTGTGCCCGCAATGTGTGCAGCCGCCGCTCGATCCCCTGCATCCGGCGGGACACCGTGCTCCGCGTCATCCCCTGCCCGAATTTGTCCTCCATCTCAAACGCGATGTCCAGCTGCGCCACCTGATCGATCAAGCACCGCCGCGCGATGTAGCTGTCCTCCTCCCCGAGGTTCGCCGCCCGGATCAGTGCCTCTACCTCCTCGCGCCGCATCCCGGCCGTGCAGCTCCCCGCCTGCATCCTGCCCTTTGACATAGTTCCCCCTCCTGTGCATAAAAATGGGAGAGGGCTTTCGCCCTCCCCCGCTGTGCGGTATTTTGTTTTCAGTCAAACGCTCCTGCGGCGCTGTAAAACTCCGAACCGAAATAGCTGGAGAACGGGTTTTTCTTACCTTCCTTGCCGTTCGTGACCATCTGCCACAAGTACGCCGCCTCCTGTACGCTGAGGCCCAGCGTTGCGATGTACTTCCCGGCCTCCTCCTGCGAGACGCCGCCGCTGCCGTCCGCGTCTGCGTTCTGCAGCACGTCCGTGTATCGCCGCATCGGGATGCCGTATTTCAACCCGGTCATGACAAGCTTTGCAGTTTTCTGCTTCTCGCTCTTGTCGTAGCTCGCAAGGATTTTCGCCTTGGTCGCCTCGCTCGCGTTGGTCGCCGTGACGGCCGCCTTCTTGGCTACTCCGGACCCCGGCACGGCCAGCACATCATTCGCCTGCTCCCACGTCATTCCGGCTTTTTGCAGTGCCTCCGCTTCTGCCGTCTTGCTCTCCGAGGCCACGGTGTTGATGTAGGCGCTCTGCTCTGCCTTGTCGCTCCATCCCATGGACTCGATGAGATCCAGCGTTCGCTTGTTTTTCAGGCCGCTCTCCTCGTCGCCGTCCTCGTTGATGCTGTCCAGCTCGCTGTAGAGCGTGCGGAAAATGATATACTCGTCCAGCGGCACGCCGTCTTTCACGGCCTGCTGCCCTCCGCTGATCCATGTGTCCGGCACTTTCTTCGGCTCGATCTCGTAGGCCGCCAGCGCGGAGGCATAGGACGTCAGCTTCTGGATGAGCGCGCCGCGCTCCTTCTCGGTCGCGCTCTGGTACTCATCGGACTGCATCAGGTCACCGACGCTCCCGTATACGATCCCGGTCCATGTCTTACGGTACTGCTTCTTCTGCGCATCCGTGAGCTGCAGCGTCTGCTCCGTGTCGTCTTCCATCCATTTCAGCTCGTCCGGTGCATCCGACGGGGCGGCCCACGTCCATCCCTTTTCGTTCGCCAGCTCCAGCGCGCGGGCATTTTTCAGGCCCGTCCTGCTGGTACCGCTCGCGTCGTCGGAGTCCATCTCGCTGAGCATCGTGTGCCACTGGATGTAGTCTGCGATCTTGACGCCCTCTCCGCTGAGCGTTCTGGCATCATCGATCCACCCGTCTGCCGTTTTCTCCGGTACGACCTTCTCGGCCGAAAGCCCGTTTGCATAGGTATACAGGTTGTTGAGCATTTTTGTCTTGGTCTTGTCGTCCGCCTCGTTGTAGAGGTCAGACTTCAGCAGCGACCCGATCGCTCCGGAGACGATCTTGCTCCACTCCTTCTTGTACGTCTGCTTCTGGCTGTAGTCAAGCTGTTCTGTCACTTCCTCTCCGTTGTCATCGGTGTACTTGATGGAGTTCGGCACAGCTGCCGGGAGCGCTCCGGTCCCGCCTGCAAGGTAGAGCCTTGTCAGCTCCTCCTTGTCCTCGTCACCCATGTCCTCGGTGCGGTTGTCGAGCAGCACGCCGATGTCCGCCTTGATGTCCAGCACGGACGACTTGGAGAGCGCGTTCCGGTCTACCTCGTCCCAGATGTTGTCGTACTCTGCCATGAGCTCCGGCGCGACCCATCTCGGCAGGACCTGCACATACTTTTCGACGTTTTTGAGCGGCAGGCCCATGACCGTGGATGCCTCCAGCGCCAGATCCTTCAGCGCGCCGGGCGCAAGCTCCCATTTGCCGTTCTTGAGGATCTTCGCCGCGCTGATCGCGCTCTCGGCCGTGTCGGTCAGCAGCTGCAGCGCGTTGACGTCCGGGCCGTACCACGTCTCATCAAAGGCGATGGACTCCACAAGGCCCACCAGCTCCTCACCGGCGATGGAGATGCCTGCAAGGCCCTCTATCATGCCGAGCCCGAGCTGCTTCGCGACCTCGCCCCAGTTCAGGCCGTCCTCGTCCCACAGCTCATCTCTCCGCCGCAGCGCGTTGATCATGACGCTGATAGAGGCGGACACAAGCTGCGATGCGATCACGGCCGCGCCGGACCTTGCCAGCTGCTTCCGCGCTGCGATCATCGCTCTGCGGTTCTCGGCCGTCTTGTTCTGCAGGTAGGCCGCTCTCGCCGCCTGGTACTTGCCCTGCCCCTCTCGGAGCAGGTTGAAGCTCTGGAAGGCATCCGCGCGGAACATCGTCATGAATCGGCTGATGTTGTTCGGATTCGCGCGAGCGACGGCCGCACGCTCCAGAATGCTCGAGTTGGACTGCGTGTCCAGCACGACCTTGTTAAACAGCGTCGCGACCTTCGTCCAGTAGGCATCCGTCCCGCTGTTGATCTCCTCGGACGTGCCCGGCGTCAGCCCTGTCGTGCGGCTCACGTTCCGTTCGCAGGCCAGCATCAGGCGGCGCGTGATAAAGCTGTCCATCGCCTGCGCCCAGTTGTATCCGAGCGGCAGCTTCGTCACGAGCGCCTCGTTCGTGGTCAGGTCGTGCAGTTCCTGCGTCGCGTTGCCCTGATTGCGGTACCAGTAGACGGAGCTGTACTGTCCGAGCGTGTCCGTGCTGACCTTGCCCTTCATGCCCCGCAGCAGCCCCGCTGCGAGATCGCCGGGGCTGAGATATGCCATGGCCGTTGCATAGCTGCCCCACTGCTTGAGCATGGAGCTCGGGTTAAACGAGATCACCGCGCTCGCATACTGGCCGCGCAGCCAGCCGAAGAACCCGGAAAACGCGTCCATGTCCTTCCCGCTGCGCTGGAGGTCCCCGACGAGCTTTTCGATGTAGTTGATGGAGCTTTTACCCCACTTCCCGGCGATCACATTCCGCACGCTTTCTGCGCTCTGCGTGCGGATCGCGCCACCGCCCTCCTTGCTGCGGTCTCGTCCGAGCAGCCTGTCCGTCTGCGACAGCCGGACCTTCCCGGCGTTTTTGTAGTAGGTGCTGTTCATAACGGCGTTCAGGTCGCGGATCGGCAGCGCCAGACCGTAGTATTTGCTGACGGATTCCACGCTCCGCTGGAACGTCTGTGAGGCATCCTGCAGCAGTACAGGGTTCGCGCCCTTCCCGGTCCTCTGCTTCAGGAACCCGAGCCCGGTCAGCGAAATGTCGTTGCGCACCTGATCATTGTCCTGCACGGTAAACGCGCGGTCGGACTCGATCGGAAAATAGTTTTTGACCATGGCCTTCTCGTAGCCGTCCATGATCATGGATACCTCGTTGATCGCGTTTTTGGCCTGCCCGTCAAAATACTTGCTCAGGATCGCGGCAAACTGGATCTCCTGCGCCGTTGCGCCGCGCACGATGTCCCGCACTGCCTGCGGCGTCAGCGTTACAACGTCACCGCGCGCATATGCCTCCGAGATGTTGCCCTTCTTGTAGAGCGCCCGGTTCGGCACGCGCATGCCGCCCTCGGCAATGTGCCGCAGGTTGTCCTCGTTTTTGCTGTGCATGATCAGGGAGACGCGCATCATCGGGGTCATTGTCAGCTCATTGATCGCGCTCGCTGTGCCGTCCTTGATGACGGACGCACCACGCGGCGTGTCGACTGTGATCCACTGCGCATCCTTGCCGGTCGCGCTCTCGACCCATTTCTTGTTCGCCTTGTCCGCGAGGAATCCGTTAAAGAGGCCCTGCGCCCGCATCTCATACAGGCGGCGTTTCTCCTCTCCGCGTTCCAGCCCTTGCAACAGCTCGGCTGTCGCGCCGTCTTCCTTCCAGCCTCCCAGTTCCAGGAAAAAGCGCTTCGCGTCGGTCTGCATCAGGACAAAGTCTCTGGCCTTGCCTGCGTTGCTCCCCTTCGCGGCCTTTACTTCCTTTCGGACGTTCTCGGCCATTTCAGACACTGTCTCGCGGCGCACGGTCGCGAGCATCTGATTCCGATTGCGGATCTGCGTTGCTACCGCCGTGATGTCCTGCGCAAGCTGCCGCACCTCGTCCATGTCGTCCATGTTGTCGATGCGCTTCTTGTCCAGTCTGGCCAGCCGGTCCTCTACGTCCTTATCGCGGATAAAATTCTCGCCCATGGCTTCCATGGCCTGCCGGTAGCTCAGCGCAAGCTCCTGCAGATTCTCGATACCGTCCGGCGTGATGCTTCTTGCCACGAGATCGATGTTGCCGATGACCTTCTGAATCGCTGCCCGCTGCTCCGCAGATGATTTGTTCGCCATGCGGCTCAGCTGCTTTGCGCTCTTGAGTAGCTTCTCGCGGGCGAGGCTCTCCATCTGCTGCTCCGTCCGGCTGCGCAGCCGGTTCTCGAAATACTGCTGCTGCGCCTGCAGGGACTTTGCCGACCGGGCCGCGAGCTTGACCTCGATGTTTGCCTTCTCACCAAACCGCTGCAGCTGGTCGTCCAGCACCTTTCCCAGCTCCTCGACCTTCTCGCGCATGCTCCAGCTGTAGTCGTCTGCATTCTGCCGGATCATGTCGCCGATTGTCATCTGCTTCCCGTAGCCTTCCGACGCCAGATTCACGATGTCGCGCAGCTGCTGCTGCGGGCTGCGAGTCGTGTCAAACATCTGGCCGAATTCCTTCTGCAGTTCGGCCGTCCAGCTCTGGATGCTGCGGTATCCGTCCTTGTAGGTAAAATAGATGCCGCTGTCATACGCGCTTTCCTTGATGTCGTCCCACTCCTCGCCAAACGCAGTCCGCACCTCGTCCGGCACTTGGATCCACTTTTCGCGCAGCCGCTGGCTGATCTCGCTTTCCCGGTTGTCGAGCATTTCCCGCTCCGTCCCCAGCTCAATCAGCGTATCGAGCATCTTGTTGCGCAGTTCGTTTGTGATGGGGCCTTTCTGCCCCTCCTGATAGGCCTGCTCAGCAAGTTCTCGGATCTGGATCGTCGCCTGTGTGCGGTTTGCCTCCGGGACGTTAAAGCTCTCGATCAGCGCGTTCGTCAGGTCTCTCGTGGCCTGACGGGGCTTCTCCTTCAGAATCGCCTCTTTGGCTGCCTGATCCTGCTGGCGTTTTTTCTCCTCGCGGGCGGCGGTCTTCTTCTCCTGCAGTTCGTTTTTGTAGTCGAGGAGTTCTTGTCGGAGGCCCGTGATGCGCTCCTCGCTCTTCTCTGCCATCTCTCTGGTGAGCGTCCCACCCTGCTTTGCCTGCCGGAGCGCCGCCCGCTCAATGTCGATCTGCTTCTGCAGCTTGTCGACCTTACGCTGGAGCTTCGCTTCCGGCGTCTTCCGGGCCTCTGCGCGGCGCTGCTTTTCTGCCTCTCGCTTTGCCGCTGCGCGCTTGTTCTGCTCGGTCTTGATCATCTGCAGCATGTCTCCGAGGCGCTGGTTGCGGCTCTCAGCGTATTTCTGCACGCCCTCTGTCACGGCCTCGGCCGCCTCGTTGACTCGCATACCCTCCGACTCTGCCGTCATGGCCTGCTTGACCCGCTCGGTCTGCTTTTTCAGGGTGGCGTCGCTCATCTTGCTGATGGACTGTGCCAGCTCACCCTTTCCCTTTTTCAGGTACTCCTGCAGCTCTGCTTCTGCCTGTGCCTTGAGCGCGTCGCTGCGCGTCGCAGCCTCGGCCCTCTGCACCTGCATGTTCAGCTCATTTAGGTCGTCCGATACCGAGAAACTTGTCTTCTTCTCTAAAGCTTTTCGGAATGCTGCCGCGATATCGCTCTCGGCCGGTCCGCTTTCCGAAACTTTTTTATCGTATGCCCCGGATTCCCACTTGACATCTTCGAGAAAGTTTTGTATATTAGTCTGGAAGTCAGAGCTTCGCATGGCCACCGGGGAATTGGACCCCGGCCGCCCAGCATTTAAGCTCTGGCTTCTTTTTTTGTCCAGGTATAGCAGCCTGCCGTCTATTTGTGCGTCCTGCACATCTTGCGCCACACGCTCCCGTTCATATGCGGTTATGACTTTATTTACCTTTAGATTTTTCCCCTTCAGTCTACCTTGTGACTCAATTTCCTCTACGACTACTGCGTTTCCGCCGTTGATCTCTTGGTCTGTTACAAGCACCAATCGATTCAGCCGGCTTCCTTTTTCTCCCGGCTTGGAAACAAAAGCCGCAACAGGGTTTTCCGATTTTTCGAGGATTTCGAGCATTCCCTCTGCCCCGAGCCCGTGGTAATTTATGTTCTTGTCGTATCGGTTATCTACCTTTGCCTGCTCTTCGGTCACCATTGCGGCGTACGCTTTGCTCGCAGGCATTGTGACCTTTGCCGCATCGACACCGATCTCCCGTGTCAAAAAGTCTGATGTTTCCCCGATATAGATTTCGTCAGCTCCACGATACCTGTTTTCTGCCACGCGCTGAAGTTCGTCGAGCAGCCCATCTGCGATAGACAGCTTCCCGCTCCGCTCCTCCTGCGCATTCTGTGCCGTCTGGCCTCTTGCCCGGAGCGTCTCGATCTCCCCGCTGTTTTCCAGCGTTTTCTGCGCGGAGCGGATGCGCCGCTGCCCTCTGCGGATCCCTGCGTAGGCATCCGCAAAGACCTCCTCCATGTACCGGACCGCAAGCTCGTTCTCCTGCTCCTCCGTCATGTCCTCGGTAAATTCGCCGTAAATGCCGTCGTAGGCCTCTGCATAGTCAATCGCCATGCGCAGCATTTCCTCGCGGCCGTACTCCTGCATGAGCCGGTCGGCAAGGCGCTGCAGCAGCCCCGGCTGCGCCTCCACTGCGTCGTGGAAATCCTCGTGGCGGTAAATTCGCTCCATATCCCGGCGGCCGTCTACCTGCAGGAAGATCTGCGTCCTGCCGTTGTCGCCGGTCTGGCGCACGCCTTCCACGCGCACGGTCCGGTTCCCGGACTCGACCGTGAGCGCGCCGGAGACAAACGTGACGTCCTGTCCCTTTGCCGCCGCTTCCACGACGATGCGGTTCATTTTTTCGACGAGCGCCGCATCTTCCGCCCGCGCCGTGTCGATCTCGCTCGGAATGACGACGTGGATATTTTTCTCTGCTGTGCCGCCCTTTACTCCGATTTCCCTTGCGCTGACAGCCTCTCGACCGCCGCTAAGATCCGCTCGGCCGTTTTGCGTCTGCGTTCCTGCGCCTCCGGCGACTGGTCCTCCTGCGCCTTCTGCCACTGCTCCAGCTTGCTCTCCGGTACCCAGACCTGCATCCCGTTGCGCGCCGTCATCAAAAATTTCCGTTCTGCCATTGTTGTCAATCCCTTCTGTCGTGTTTTGAGTGGCCTGCTGCGCAGTGCTCGCCTCCGGTGCAGAGCGCACGATCTCCTGCAGCTGGATCTGGCGGTTCATGTAACTGCCGGGATCCGTCGCAGTTCCCTCCCGCACTTCTTCTTCGAGCTGCTGCATCACGCGCTGCGCCTGCTGCCCCAACTCATAGCTGCTGTTCTCGCCGCGGTTCCATTCGGCAATCAAGCGGTCGGCCTCCTGCTCCGCTGCGGTCATGGCGGCCTCGACATTGTTGTTCTCCGCCTGCACCGTTTCGGCCCGCTGCGTCTGGCTCTGTCCCTGCTGCGCCGTGCTATTCTGCCCGGCCTGCCACTCCTTCAGGCTGATTTTATCGCCGTTCTCCGTGGACGTCAAGACCTCATCGACCGTCAGCTTGCCTTTTGCGATCCGGCCCATGGTCTTTTCATCCACGCCGAGGGCGCGGATGCCCTCGCGGAACTCCTTGTAGCTCATCGGGTCTCCGGCCTGCAGGCGGCTCTCCAGCACGTCCGCAAATTCCGCAACGTCCGTCCCTTCTGCAAACACATTCTTCGCGGCGGACACCCATTCCAGCTGCGCCTCGAACGGCGTGAAGGCGATGTTTTGCTTCGCTTCGGCAAATGAGCCGCGGCTCTCCATCACGCCCGTCGTAATGAGCGTGGAGAGGGTCGTTTCGATGAACTCGTCCCACCCCGGCATTTCCGCTTCTTTGCCGGTGACGTAGTTGATAAACAGCGGCTCCAGATAGTTCTGCGTGTTTTCCTCGATAATCTCGTCGATCGAGCCGCCGATCAGGCTGCCCGCAAAGCGGAAGGCCACGCGCGCATAGCCGCGGCCCAGCCCGGAGATTGCCTCCTGCACGAAGTCGCCGATGCCGCTGCCCATGCTGAATCGGCTGATACCGCCGATGAGATACTCCAGCCCAGCCTCGCTCGCGCCGACGAGCGTCGAATAGGTAGACGCCTGCGCCTTGGTCATGCCCTGCTGCATGGCCTCGGTGTAGGCGTTTCCTTTTGCACCTGCAAACATGCTGGCCACGCCGGCCGCCTTGCCCGCCGCCTGTGCTGCTTCCGCGCTCAGGCCGACTGCGCCGCCGATGCCCTGCGTCGCCGCAGAGATCGCGACCATCGGCAGCATGTTGCCGATGCTGTTTGCCGCGCTGTAGAGGATTCTCTCCCCGTGGCTCGCGTTGGCGTTGATGATGTTTTCGGCGTAGTCCTCACCATAGAGCGGCAGCTGCTCGTCTTTGAACAATTGTTCGATTCCGCGTCCAAAGCGCCGCACGCCCTGGCTGAGCGAGAACATCGTCCGCTCGAACGTGTTGTCGAGCCCGGCCGCCTTTTCCGTGCCGCGCCGCAGCTCCAGCGTGTCGGACAGCATGTCGTAATACTGCTCCGCCGCCTTTTCGCCCTGCGTGTTGTAGAGGTAGGTAAAGATCTTTACCTCCTCGTCCGTCATAAACGTTTCCGAGCCGCGGGTCTCGAAATACGGCGAATGGTTGATTCCCCCGTAGATGGCCGTCGCGCGGCTCATTTGCGGCCGGTTCTCCTCGTTGCCGAGCTCCAGCACCTTCGGGTCTGCCTCCGACTTCTGCGCGAAATCCGGCTTCCTGACGATGTCGGCCTCTGTCTTTTGGACTTGATACACCTTGGCGTATCCCAGCTCCCGCGCAAGCTCAAGCGCCTTGCTGCTCTCCTCCTGCGCGAGCTTGTCCCACTGGTCGGCGGATCGCTTCAGCGAGGAGCCAAACCGGGTAGCATCCTCGCGGTCCTTCCCGGTCGCAGTGGTACTGCTGGCTTCCCGCTGCGCATCTCCGGTCTCCCGCAGATGCAGTGCCTTCTGGCGGTATTCCTCCGCGCGCTCCCGCGTGGTGTCATACTCCCGCTGCACCTTGTCAACGCTGCGGCCGCTCAAAAACTTTGCCCGATACCTTCCGGCCTCCGCAAAATCCAGCGGGGCCGTCGTGTTGACCGCCACATGCCGCTCCGCTTTCCCGCGGGCATCCTTTCGCACTTGCTTATAGGCGCTCTTCACCGCCGTGCTGTTGATCTGGCCAGCCTTGGCCTTTGCCTTTTCAACTGCTGCCGATCCGGCCTTGTTCAGATACTCCTGCGCGAGATTCCGGCGTGTGTCCGTTCGCTGCGGGTATCCTCCCTGTGTCCCTTTCTCTAGCCTTCTCAGCGCGACACCGGGCACATACTGCCCGACTGTCTGGTTAGCTTTGTTTATGATATTGTCGATCTGCTTGTCTGCCCGTTCAACAATAATGTCTGCCTGCCGCTTCTCCCCTTTCTTCTTTGCCTCTTCAGCGCGTTTCCGCCGATTCAAATACTCCTGCGCAAGATTTCTAGGCATATCCTACCTCCTGTATTAGCCCTCGCCGGTATATCCGAGCTCGATCAACAACGTGTTTAGCTCCTCCAGCGTCAATTCGTTGTTTTCGTAAGCACGATTCATGACGGACACAAGCGACGTCTTTGCCCTCTCTGCTTCATCCGCCGTTTTTGCATATCGCAGGGTCCTCTGGATGTCGAGATAATACTTTCTCGCGGTCGTGCCCAGCTCGTCCACGCTCAGATGGGGGATATCCTCGTCCACTCCGCCCGTCACGCCGCCCCCGCTTCCCGATCCGCTCCTGCCCCCGCTTCCGGAGCTGTACGAGCCGCCGCCGGATCTTCCGCCGGAGCCGCCGCTGTACCCGCCGCTCTGCGCCTGCACGCCCGCGAGGATGCGCTTCGCGTCCTCGCCGCTGATCCCGGCCTGTGCCAGCATCTCCGCGCTCGGCATCTGGCCCAGCTGCAGCATCGTCATGGCGAGGTTATAGGCGTTCTGGCGCTGCTGCTCGTTCTGGGTGTACTTGTCCAGCTCCTGCTGGTATCTCCACTGCTCGCGCTGCCAGTCGGCGTCCTGCTGCGCCTGCATCTTCTGCCAGTTCTGGTAGCTCTGGTCCGTCGTCGGCGTCCCCACGCCCACGCCCAGCACGCTGGATACCTGATCGTCCGCATAGCCGAGCTGCTGCCAGCGGTTGATCGCCTCGTTGATGCGCAGGCTGTATTCGCTCTGCGCGGCGCTTCCCGCGTTCATGATGGCCGAGAGGTAATTGTACTGGTCCTGCCGGGCCGTCTGCTTTTCGTTGTACCATCGGTTATAGGCCTGCTGCTCCAGCTCCGGGACCTTGTCGGCCAGCTGTGCCTTGTAGTTGTCGGCCGCCTGACTGGCCGCCGCAATGGCCTGCGTGGAGGCAAGGCCTCCCGTCTGCTTGGCGTAGGCCCCCAGCGTGTCGCGCATCGTCCGGTCGCCCTCGCGCAGGTAGGTCTTGCGGTACTCCTGCATGGCCGTGTCGTTTTCGGGGTCCCATTTGTAGGCCCCACCGCTGTTTTCCTGCAGGCGCTTGATCGCAGCGTCCAGCTCCTCCTGATAGGGGTTCTTCCAGCCGGTGTTTGCCCCGGCTCCCTGCAGGTAGTTGGCGTACTGGTTCGTCTGCGCCCACTGGTTCAGGCCCTCGCCCGCTATCTTCTCATTGCGCATCTGCTCATAGATCGCGGCCTGTGCATAATTGCCCTTCGCGGCCGCGTCGTCCATCAGCTTTTTGTAGTCCGTATCCTTGTTGTATCCGTACTGCATGGCCCCTCCTTACTGCATGCCCTGCGGCATGCCCATCTGCTGCTGCATGGCCTGCTGCGACTGCATGGCCATCGCCTGTGCCTGCTGCTGCGCAGCCTGCTCCTCGAGCAGCTTTTTGATCGTCCCCGCGCCTGGGTAATTCTGCATTTCCATCTGCGCCCAGTAGCGGATCAGCGTCTGCGGCTCGCTCGGGTTTCCGTAAGCGCCGCTCTGCAGGTGCTGCGTGATCTCCTGCCACATGGCCTCGCGGTTCGCGGCCAGCCCGGATGCGTTGTCGCAGCTGAAGCGGAACTGATCGTTCCAGTATAATTCTCCGGCCTCGTCGCACTCCAGGAATGCCCACGAGTTCCATTCCGTGTCCATCTCATTCTTTCCGTGCATCTTCCGCCGCTCCTCGCAGTAGGCGAGCTTGTTGCGGAAGAGCCGCTCGAAGATCTCGGCCCATGCGGCCTTTTTCATGATCTTTTTGCTCTCAATGCGGCCTGCCGCCTGCGCGGCCGAAAACTCCTTGGCCTTGCCGGACGTCGCCGTCGTGTCCGTCCGGCCCTGGAACGAGTCCGTGATGCCGAGGATCCGGCGGCTCTCCTCGTAGACGTGGTTGAGGTACGCATACGGCCACTCGAGGTCGCCGGTAAAATCAAACTGCTTGACCTGCGCCAGATCGGACTGCGGCATGTACCACAGCTCCTGATCCTGGCCGTCCATTCGCAGGCCGGGATTGTCCGGCATTGCGATCTTTGTTCCCCATTTGCTGATGCGCGTGATCATCTTGCGGCTCAGGTGGTTTACCGTGTTCTGCTGATCTCGGATCTTGTCGCAGTCGCTCTCGCCCAAAAACGTGCCCCATGCAGTAACGTTCCGCTGCAGCACGACGGGGTAGATGTTCGGGCGATAGTATGGCACCCAGTATTCCACTTCTGCCTGCGTCTGCGTGTTGTACGGAGGCAGCGTCTCAGGCCCCAGGATCGTCTCTGCGCCGCTTTCTGTCTCCGGCGTCAAACTACCCGCTGCGCCCACGACTGTCTCGTCCGGCGTAAACTCCGGCTCTGCCGCAGCCGGTTCCGGTGCAGCCATTCCCTGCAGACGGTTCAGCACATCCTCACGGACGCCCTTCTCGCGCAGGTCGGCGATGGTCATCCAGCGTCCTTCCTCGTCCGTTTCCTCCCAGCTGCGCGCGCCGCAGTAGGCGCAGGCGTCCTTTCTCCGCCGCTCCGGCGGCAGCCCCTGCGGATACTCACCGTTTACGGTCGGGCCGACCATCTTCCAGTTTGCTGAGTCCGCCTCGGTCTGCCCGCACTTCTTGCAGCGGCGCAGGCGGCGGCTCTGGCAGTCCTCCAGCTCCTCGCAGACCGTGTCGCCCACCCAGACGATGCGTCCGACGCCGCCGTGCTCGTTGCGGTAGTAGGCTGTCTCCAGCGTGACGAGGTCCTCGGCCGTGCTGGCCTCCTCGCCGCGCAGGCTGGCGTCCTCCTCCGTCTCGTCCGAGACGTCCACGCCGTACCGGCGCTTGACGTAGCCCTTGGTTTGCGGCATGCGAATAAACATGTAGTCCATGTCCTCCGGCTCTTCTACGCCGTCCTGAGGGATGTAGCGCTTGGGGTGCAGCACCGTGATACTGTTTTCGCCGACGGTCGTGTGCGTCCGCTGCGCGCTGTCCCACTCCACGAGATACAGCACGCCGCCCTGCACCTTGCAGGTGCGCTCTGCGCGGTCGTTGATGCGCTCCGCCGGCAGCCGGTCGAGCTCGTCCAGGAGCATGGCCTCGATCATCTTGCCGAGCAGGTTGTCCTGCTGTCGGCTCGGCGTTACCTTCCCGGTCGGCATACTGTTGTCGATCTCCGATTCGATGTTCTCGCTCGTGATGTTCCAGACGTGTGGCGTTTCCGTCGGCTCGTCGATCCCGTTTTCTACCAGCGGCCGCAGCGCGTGGCCGCCCTTGTACTGCACCTCGCGCGCGTCCATCTTGTCAAGCTCCCCGGCGTAGGCCTGCAGGTTTCGGTCCAGCTTATCCTGCCACTTGTGCAGGGTCTTTTTTGCGTTGTCCATGTTGCCTCCTTAATGCAGCGCACTTCCGGCGTAGTATTCGATCGCCAAGCTGTGCAGCGCCCACTCGCCCGTTGCCTCGATGCGGATCCGGAAATGGTCGCACCGGTGCGGCACGACCGGCAGGTAATAGCTCCGCTTGCCCGCTGCGGTCAGCGTTGCCACGCTTTTCCACGTCCCGCTGCTGTCGTACTGGATCTTGACGGTCACGCTCGCGCCCATCAGGCTCAGCCGCAGCAGCAGCTTGCTCACGGCTTTCCGGTTTGGCGACTCCATCGTAAAGTCCGCAAACTCAACAAAGCTCTCCACGGCCGCCGTGTTTTCGGCCCACGGTCCGCCCGGCCCCTTGAGCGTCGTCAGCGCCTTGCCGGTCGTCATTGCGATGATGGACGGCAGCAGCGTCTCCGCCCCCTCCGTCAGGGCCATGCTGTCGATGTTGGGGCTGTCCTCCACGGTCCAGATGCCGCGCAGCCCGTCGTAGTGGTACAGCCTCTGCGGGGCCGCGCCCGGCTTCTTGAGCTGGATGTAATAGTCCGTTCCGTCGCTCTGCGCGAGTCCTCCTCTGTACTCACCCGGCCCAAAAACCTGCTGCAGGTCCTGCGGGTAATCTCCGTCGTAGGCCATCATGCCCTGCGGGGAGTAGTAAAACAGCAGTCCGCCCGCTGCGCCGAGGCTGTGCTGCATGCCGTGCGCCACGCCCGGTGCGAGGATCTCGCTCGTCTGGAATGTCGTGGCGTCCGCCCCGTAGATCCGCAGGATATAGCCCTCGCGGAAAAACGTGGGGTAATGCCAGCCGACGCCGCCCGTGATCTCGCCGCGGGTCTGCAGCTCCACATACCAGCTGTCCGTGCTCAGCCCGTCAAAAACGTAAAAGTTCGTTGGATCGCCGAGCGCGCTGGCAAAGATCTCCTTCTTGTCCGCGCCCCACAGCCTGTTTTCAAACTCAAAGCACACGTCCATGTCCGGCACGCTTCGCCGCAGCGTGATCGTCCCCGTCTCGCTGTACGAGGTCTGCTTCTCGCCGCTGGCGCTCAGCGGGATCTTAAAGCAATAATCCGAAAAGATGAGGCTCTTTGAGCCGATCTCGCGGATGATCGCGATCTTGTTGTTGCCCGGCTCCGTGGTCAGGCCGTCGATCTCCACGGCGTCCCCGACCTGGAATCCCGCCTTTGCAAAATCGGCCGATGCCGGGGAATTGATCGTCAGCGTGTTGGCCGTGGCGGCGGCTCCGTAGATCGTCCCGTCCGAGATCGTGATCTTGGTCGCCGTCAGCTCCGCCTCCATGTTTATGATCCACGCGCCCATGCTGCTGTCCCACTCGTCGCCGGTCCATACAAACAGCGACCATTTCGGGTTCTGCGGATCTTTTGGATTGGTGTTGATGACGTATGCCGTTCCCTTTTCGGCGCTCGTCGGCAGGGCTTCCGGATTGTCTGCCTTCCCCTTGACGGTGTATTTTGCCTGCACCAGCTTTTTCGCGGGCATCAGCACGATGCGGTCCCCAAAGCGCACGAATTTTGTCTCTCCCGTCCCGACGTATGCTGCCTTGAGGTTGAGCAGCGCCCACTTGTACCACAGCCAGCCGTCCGCATCGACGTACCACATGGCGTGGTTATCGAAAAACATTTCCGTTGCGCCGACCAGCGTCCCGCCGTTCCGGCGCTTATCGCGAGAGCGCAGCAGGGGATAGTCCCGCGCGCTCATATTCTCCATGTCATAGATCTCGCCGTCCCCGGCGTTCGGGTGGTGCCGCAGCCCGCCGAACTGCACCTGCTGCGACCGCGTGATCCCGGAGCTATAGGCCATGCCCGGCAGTCTACCCATCCTGTCTCCCCCGTTCCAGCCGCTTTTTCGCGGCCTGCATCTTTCGCTCCGCCATGGCTGCCCGGTCGCCGGTGATCGTGTCCATTTCGTTTTCGACCTGACAAAATAGATGTTCGAGGCCCGCCATCAGTTTGCGGTGCCAGCGGTTGAGCGCGGCCGTGTCAGCCGCGGCGTTGCCGGTCAGCTCCGGCGGCTCTCCCGCCAGCTGTCGGATATTTTGCAGCATATTTCCCTCCTATCTCAAAATGGGTTGCCCCATTTGCCGATCAGATAGGCCCGCTCCGTGGCGTCGGCCGATCTGTAGTCCTCCCATTGATCCTTGTCCCATTTGACGCGCTTGTGCCGCGTCTCCACGGTCGCCCGCTGCTGCTGGCGCACATAGTACGTGATCGCCAGCGCCATCACGCAGTCGTCGTGCGCGCCCTCGACCGCCTCCGGCCGTCCCTTGCTGTTGCGGGCAAAGGTCAGCATCTCGTTGAGGCAATCCTCGTCGTCGATCAGCTCCGGATGCTCACGCATGATCCCCTGCAGCTCCGCGATGATGACCGGCCGCGTCAGACGGTCCGTCTTAAAGCCGAGCGCCTCGCGCACCACATGCGTCAGGCTATCCTCGACCTGCCGCACGAACTGCCGCGGATACCGCAGCCGTGAAAGCTCCTTGATCGGATGCGTCGAAAAGTTGGCCTCGATGCCAACGAGGGCCTGATTGTACCACATGCCGAGGCACCATACCTCACGGGCAAACAGATCCTCGTCGGTCCTCGTGCGGTACTTTGCCACGAGCCGCCCCGTGCTGTTATCGATGACACAGGCGACAAACCAGTCCGACCCCTCTCCCGCCGTGTCCGCCCCGATGACGTAAGGGTGTCCCGCCTTTGGCTCCTCCCAGACGAGCGTCTCGCCGTCTTCCGCGTCCGTAAACGCTGCGTCCGTGATCGCGGTCTCGTCGTAGCGGTAGGCAAATCTCCCGCGCCGGATCGGCTTTTTGCAGTGCAGCAGCCGATCCATCAGGATGGCGCGCCAGAAGATCGTCTGGCTCAGCACGCCCCACTGCCCGAGGCAGTAGACCTGATAATAATACGGGTCCGTCTCTCGGAACGCCTCCAGCGTCAGGCGGTCCTCCTCCGGCAGAAAGCGATTGTCCTTGTACGTCGTCCGGCTCGTCACCACGCGGGCGTCCTTGCGATCGAAAAACCGCTTTTTGAGCCAATGCGTGATGGAGATCGGGTTAAACGAGATGATGATCTGCTTGTAATACTTTCTCTCGCCGCGGAGGCGGATGTCGAGCTGGTTGAAGTCCCCCTCCAGCAGCTCGCTCGCCTCCTCGATCCAGATGCCGGAGATATCGTGGATGGACTTGAGCTTTTCCACGTCGTCCAGTCCGGCAAACAAAATCTCGCTCCCGTTGGTAAACGTGATGTACATGTCGCCGCTCTTGCCTCGCGGGATCATCTTGACGGCCGGTCCGTAGTACTGCATGGCCTGCGCCTTGAGCTGGTCAAAGCAGCTCTCGCGCAGCGTCTTGGCGACCTTGCGCACCACGAGCATTCTGTGCCCCGGCTCCGTCGCGCAGCGCTCCAGCACCTTGCGGCCTGCAAAAATCGACTTGCCGCTGCCGCCGCCGCCCATCAGGATCAGGTGCCGGTGATGATCGAAAAACAGGGGCAGGAAAACGGCGTTGTTGGTCTCGCACAGCTGCTTGTACCACAGCGCAGCCTGCAGCGCCTTGTCGTCCATTTCCCTGCCCCCTTTTTACTTACTCATGCTCCCTCAGGTGAGCGAGCTTCCAAAGCTCACGCCCGCGGCCGCGAAGGCGCGGTAATCGTAGAAGCCGCCCGTGAATCGGGCGTTGCCCTTCCATACGTTCGCGTCGTTCTCGGCAATCTCGCTGCGCACGGTCAGCGGCTTGCGGTCGACATCCACGGCGCCGTAGTAGCGCTTGTTGTACGACAGATCGGCGAGGATCCACGGGTAGCCGCTCGTCCCCATGTAGGCGTTGAGGTACGGCGCGATGATCACGTTCCAGTTGCCGAACTGGTAATTGAACTTGTTGCTCGCGGCCGTGCCGGTGTCGTGGAACGCACCCAGCACGCCGAAAACGTCGGCCTTGGCCTTGGCGTCGTTCGGAATGATGATGGTGTCCGGCTCAAGGCCCGCGGGCTCGCCGCTGTCGGTCTTGAGATTTTGCATTGCCGTCGCCACGAGGCCGAGGTTAGTCTCAGAGAACGCGTTGGAGAATGCGTTGCTCTGCGTCTTGCCGGTGCGCTTGATCTTATGCGACTGCGAAAACAGCTTCACGTCGTCCTTGGTCTTCGTCGAGAAGGTCTCGACGCCGAGCTTCATCGTGTCGTTGTTCTGCAGCGCCGTGCCGAGCAGGCCCCAGAAAAACTTGGAGCGTGCGCGCCAGTAGTCGTCCAGGAACTGGATCGGCTGCCCCTTGAGCACGCTGTCGAGCTTGTCCTCCATCATCTCCATGGAGATGGAAAAACTGCCCTTCCAGGTGACGGGGCGGAAGGTCTTGAAATAGCCCTCCTCGATGCCGCCCTGCGGATATGCGCCGTTCTCTCCGACCGGCTCGAAACTGTTGCTGCCGGTCAGCCCGCCGAGCGTGGTGCTCGCCGTCGTGATCGGCATGTTTACGAAGAGATCCTGCAGCGCATTGCCCTCCTTCTGCATCCACGCCTCATACTCTCTCTCCAAGAGCATGCGCAGTGGAGACTGCAGCTCGCCAAAGAGCGAGTTGGTCACGTTGCTGGACTCCGAAACGATAATTCCTGCCAAATATTTCCCCTCCTGTCTCTGTTAGCCCGTGCTCGTCACCGTTCCCGGCCGGATAAACCTGCCGCGGACCGTGTCGCCGATCGCCGTGCCCTTGAATGCCACGACCTCAAAGACGCCGTTGGTCGTGGTCGCCGTGGCCTTGGAGCCGGTCGTGTCGATCGTCACCATCTGGCCGACGGCCGCGGCGGTGTTGGCCGCACTCCACTCCGTCTCAAAGATCGTCTCCTCGTGCACGCGGATGCAGGGGATCACGTCCCCGGCAGCCACCGTGCCGCCGTACATGCTGATATAGTCCGGCCGCGTTGCGCCGGTGCACTTTGCAAGCTTGCCGCTCGTGAGCGTCAGCGCCATGCCGACGGTGCATGCCCCGATGGCGGATGCCTCGAGGTATTCCCACGGCTCGGGCTGCCCGTCGCGGTAGCTCTGCGGTAAAAATGCCATTTGTCCTCCTTCCGGCCGTTATCCGGCCTTGTGTGTCTTGTTGTAATGTGCGGAGATCTCCGCATCCGTCGCATTGGGGTTGAGTGCCTTGTAAAAGGCCTTGACCCCTGCCGGGACGGGTGCCGGGGTGTCTCCGGTCGTCTGCCGTGTCCGCTGCTGATGCTGCAGCCCGGCCGCAGCGTTTCGCGCTGCCTGTTCTCCCGCCGCGCGCTGGCCGCGCTGCAGGGCATCAAAGTTTGCAAGCCGGTATGCGTCGACGTAGTTGTTGCCTCGACGTACCGCATCGGCAAATTTGGAGCCGGTCTCCATCGCCATGATGTCGTCCAGCGACTTGATGGCGGGGTTCATCCTGCGGATCTCCGCCAGCTCCGTGTCCCGGCGCTGCGAAAACTCCTGCGCTCCGGCTCTCTGCTCGGCTGCCTCGGCGCGCTGCTGCGCCTCCTTGGCTCCGCTGAGGATCTGCTGGATCTCCGGCGACTGCATCAGGGCCTGCTGCAGCCCCTCCGGTGTCAGCCGTCCGGCCTTGAGGTCATTTGCCAGCTTGGCGTTGGCCGTGGCGGCCTGGAATGCTCTCCAGTCCTCCATGTTTTCCACGATTTTCCCCGTAAACGGATCCTTGATCCCGGCCTTGCCAAAGACCTCTTTCTCCCACTTTTCCCGCTCGGACGCCAGTGCGGCGTCGATCGCCTCTCTCTGCTCCCGCTCTCTGCGGGCCGCAGCCTGCTGGCGGCGGGTCTCCTTGTCCTGCGGCTGCTGCGCCTCCCCCTGCGGAACGTCCTCCGCGTCCGGCTGCGTCTCTGCCGCGTGATCTTCCGCTTCTTCGGTTTCCGCAGGGGCGGCGACCTCCTGCCCGTTTTCGCCTTCCGGAGTCTCGTCAGCGTCAGGGGCGGCGGCTCCCTGCTCGTTTGCGCCTTCTTCGGGCTGCGGCAGCCCAAACTTCTGATACCAGTCCATGTTGTCCCTTTCTGCCCCTCAGGGCGTCACTTGTTGCTGCCCGCGTTGCCGCTGAGCTTCTTGCCTGCCGTCATGCGCAGGTCCGTGCCGGTGTGGATCCGGCTCTGATCCGCCGTCGGCTTTTTGCCAAAAGGCGCCTTGACGAACTGCTGTCCGCCGTGGCCGATCTTGCCCGCGTAGCCGTCTCTGCTGTCTGCCATGCTGTCCCCTCCTCTCACCGGTTTTGGCCATTTTACCCCAAAAGCCGTGTTAGTTACCGTCAACTTGTCATGCCGCGTAAATATGCAAAAAGAGCGCCCCGCGGTTCTCCGCAGGGCGCTCTCTTTCCGGCCTTATTCGGTTTTTTCTTCCGGCAGGCCCGCCACGCTGGTCAGCAGGCTGAGCACGCCTGCCAGCGCGGAAGCGCTGGCCACAACGGCCCAGTTGACCTCGCCGAGCACGGCGCTCGTGCCGATCGTCGCCACGGCCGTCTGCGCCACCGTCTTTACGGCGCGGATCGCGGCCGCCTTGAGCCACTTTTTCCAGTTCCTCATGTTCTCGTCCTCCTCATTTGATGCCCATCCTTGCCAGCAGCCACGCGACGACCGCGCCGACTGCCACGAGGATGATCTTTTCCACGACCTTCTCCCAGCGCTTTCCGGGCGCTGCCTGCAGTGCCTCGATGCTCTTGCGCACCGCCTTGATGTCCTCGCCGCTCTTGGCCACGTCCCTCCGGATCGTCTGCTGCTCCTGCGCCATCACGGCCACGCTCGTGACCAGCTGGTTTAATGCCCTCTGGTCCCGCTCGATGCCCTCGATGCGGCGCTCATTGCTCCGGCTGCGGTCCTCCGTCTCCTTGAGCTTGACTGCGATCTCCTCCTGCGTCACCGCCTCACCGCCTCTCCAGATACTCGAGCTTTGCGTACCCGGTCGCGCCCGCTGCGTCTATAACGTACAGCCACTCCCCGGTGTGGTACCCGTAGCAGCTGCACCTGCTGCCGTCCGGCATCACGCGGATGCTGGCATACTGCGTGCCCGGTCCCTTGCGCAGGTTGAGCCCGCCGTTTGCCCGGACGGCGTAGCCGCGCCGGTATCCGGCTGTGTACTGCTTCGGCGGCTGCACTTTGTTGTCGGGCACGACCGTCGCGCCGCCGGAATACACCGCCTTACCGCCGGGACCGTATACGCTGTAGCCCGTCGGGCAGGCCGCGATCGCGTTGCTGAGATCGCTGTACGCCCCGATCTGGCTGGCTGCGTCGCCCCAGCTCTTGCGGATGCGGTAAATTTCCTTTGCGCTCGGCTCCGGCGCGGGCTGCGGCTTGCCCGCCAGCAGCTCCGCCACGCGCCGCCGCAGCATCCCCATCGTGTAGCCGTGCCGCGGCCACCAGTTATCCGGATCGTTGTGATCGGAGCCGTAGCCCCGCTGCCCGGCCTCGTTGTGGCTGACGATCTCCGTGATCGTTGGATAGGCCCGCATCAGGTGCGCGCACAGCTCGGCCGCAAGCTCAAACGTGTCACGGCAATAGGCCGCGTCGCGGTGATCGTCCTCGCAGATCTCGAACTGGATCGAGCAGTCGTTATAGCTGCCCTTGCGTCCGGAGCCGACGCCCCAGCACCGCATCTTCCACGGCAGTGTCTGACATACCGCAAGGCTGCCGTCTGCCAGCTTGCCGAGAAAGGCGTGCACGCAGACGTACAGGCCTTCCCGGTTCCAGTCGTTCCCATACCGGTTTTCGCCGAGGACGGCTTTCGTTTCGGCCGCCGTCAGCTTGCGCTCCTGCGGCTGATACTGCATCAGCCCGGCCGTCTGACCCGGCGCGGGCTGCACGTACCGGCTGATGCTCGTGTTGTTGGCCGCCGTGCTGTGCACCACGATCTTGGTCGGCGTCATCATCCTCCCGCGCTGGTAGCACTCGTTTGCCACCAACAGGCACTGATACTGCTGCATGTTATCCCTCCTCGCACGTTTTTTGCCAGCCGATACATTCCACCTGCAATCCATATCTCATTGCTGCGTCGTACTCGACGTGGCAGCCTCGCGCATCGGACCAGCCGGGGGCAAAATAGGCAAGTTCGCACTTTGACATCGCTTCGATGGATTTCGATAGGTAGTACAGCGGCACATTTACCACGCCCGCTGCGGCAAGCTTTTCCTTGTCAAAGTCAAATACCGTTTCGACCACTTCGTAGCCTACTGCCTCCAGCATTTCGACCGCTTTCGCGCGTTCGGACTCGATCTGCTCTCTGGTCTTTCCCCGCATCGGCTGGCTGATCATTGCCTTTTTACTCATCTTTTCACTCTTTCTGCGCTAAAGCGCCTCGAAAAATTCCTCGTCCGTCAGGCTCTCCGCCTGCCCGGACCGGATCGCGATATACCGCCGTATCCCGTCGGTGTACCGCATCCCCTCCTCGATGTGCATTCCTGGTACAAAATATATCATGCTGCTACCTCCACATAAATCCCGACCAGCTCGCTCAGAGCGTGGTATACGGGTTTCCCGGTATCACGGGTGCACTTATACAGCACACCGCCCTGCGTGTAATACTTGCCGTTTTCCAATTCCATGTTGCCGTTGTAGGGGATCGGATCGTACTTCGTGCCGTCGTGCTGCTCGCAGATTTCCTCCCAGAGGCTTTCCGTCCCGGTCTCGCCGGGTGCCCAGTTATCTTGGGAGGTGTGCTCCTGTCGGAGCTTCCAAAGGCGGCCGTTGCGGGTTACTTTATAGCCCACCTGGCAACCATTCGCGGTCGTATAGGCTTTCCCCGACTCCCACACGGGATAGAAATCTTTCATACGGATGGCTACTGCGTCGTCCACGGAAAGCGTGTTGATTTGCTGGCGGATGAGCATTTCGCTCACCTCGCCGATTGTGTACGGGCGGTGCTTTTCTTCCGCTTCGTAGCGAGCCTGTGCTTCTTCCACTTCCGCGATTTCTTCGGCGGTCATTTCGCGGATTACGCCGTTTTCGTAGATTTTCATCGTGCCCACACCTCCAATTTCCCAGATACCGGAGCATACATAGAGTTCGGAATTGTCATCGTGATCTTTGTTGCCTTGCCGACGTTGGCAACTGTACTGTAAGGTGAAACGAGCGGATGCGGGCTGATATTTCCGGATGATATTGCCCCTCCAGATCGCATTGTAAGCCACACCTGCCCGTTATATTTAGCTGTGCTGTACCCATAAATGCTACTCCCGCTCTTCTGGTTTAACCCGAATGAGCTATTTACCATAACGTCGTTTATTTTCAGACCAAGATTGCTATTCGTGGATGTCGCATTTTGGATGCCGCCCCATACAGCATAAATTTCCGTGCAGTTATTTAATCCGTTTTTTGAAAACGATTCAGTCGCTTCTGTGATTTCCACGTCGATAATCTTCGTCCAGCTTTTCCCCTCATTCCCGCTCGGCATATCCACCGGTTCCCACGCGGTCGGTTTCCCACTCGCGTCGACCGCTGTGATTTTGGCGATCTGCCCGACCGTCGCTCCGGTTACGCCGAGGGAGAGGTCCGTGCCGGAGTCGCCCTTCTGCGCCATCAGCTGCCATTCTCCGTCAATCCCGGGGATAGCACCGGTAGCAGGGGTATCAGAGGCAAAGATATAGCTGCTCCCCTCGTAGGATACCGCATCCAGCTTGCTGTACAGCGTGACCTCTGCCCATTCGCCGCGCCAGTTGATGGCTGCGCCTCCCGCTCCGACCTCCTGCCAGACGCCCACATACTTCGTCGCAGACATCCCGTATATGACAAAGCCAGCGCCGATAGTCGTTGCCTGATTGAGCTGGATGACGGAGCCGCTGCTCACGGCGATCAGGTTGTTTGCCGTGAGGCTTCCGCCCTCGATGGTGACGGTACCGGAGTATAGCTCTGCGCCGTCTCCTTTGGAGATGCACATCCAAACTGTGCCGTCCTGCGGCAGCTCGGCAACCGGGATGCCGATATAGCTGGCTACGGCGCTCATCTTCCGCAGCCCACCGCCGGTTCTCCCACCTGAGCCGCCCTCGGGGATCGTGATCGTCAGCGCTTCTGAGCCGTCATACGTCCCGGTTTCCGCGCCTGCAAACGTCAGTGCCGCCGGGTTTTTCAGCGCCGTCGGCAACTTGTCTCCCCACTTTGCTTTTCCGTCCGCGCCGACCTGCAGCAGCTTCCCGGCGTCGGTTTCCTCGCTATCTGGCAGCAGCTTGAGCAGCGCCTTTTGCGCTGCCATATACGCCGCCACCCATCCCGTGGCCGGGATATACCCGATCAGATCATTGTCTCCGGTGTAGGCCTTGATGAGCTTTTCCGTCGTCCAGCCGTTCGCGCCGTCTGCGATCGGGATCGCTCCCTCGGCTGCGTCGGCCATCTCCGTCCCGAGGTTGCCCAGCACCTCCGGCAGCTCTGCGCTGCTTCCGGCCGGTCCTTGCGGCCCCTGCGGGCCCTGCGGCCCGGTATCTCCCTTATCGCCCTTTTCGCCCTGCGGCCCCTGCGGTCCCGGCGCACCCGCCGCGCCGGGATCTCCCTTGGATCCCTTGGCCGCGCACAGCTCCCACAGCTCGTCCACGCCCGGCTCGTCTCCTGCCGTGCTGGCCTCCTCGGCCGCCCAGACGTAGCAGCTCCCGCCGTGCTCCACGGCATCAAGATGCGCATAAGTCGCGGCTGCATCCCACGCCCCGCGCCAGTTAAACGGCTTGCCGTCCTTGCCCGGCTCTCCCGCTGCGCCCTTGAGGCTGGCCAGCCACTCGGCCTCCGTGCCGGTGTAGCCGTGCGCCTTGGCGATCCCGTAGGCGCTCAGGTAATAGCCCTGCTCCACGGCCCTGCCGTAGACCGGCCGGATGCACTTGGCAATGTGCCGCGCCAGATCGTTCCAGGCGACGTTGTACCGCTGCATCGTGTTGGTGTAGCGCTCGTACTCGCCGTTTGCAAAGTCGACCTGCGCCTCCATCCACAGCAGATAGATCCCGTCGTATGGATACGGCGCGGCCAGCGCCTCGGTCGGCGTCGTCGCATACGGCGTGATCTCGCTCAACGCCAGCAAAAAGATCTCGTGGAGGATCTGCCCCTCCACCTGATTGAGCCAGTCCAGCAGGATCGTGTCGTCGATCTCCGCCGGGACCGGCTTGAGCTTGCGCAGCCGCTCAAACAGTACCGTCGCTGTCATGCGTTCCCTCCGTCCCCGGCAGCTGCATGCCCTGGATCTCGCGCAGCAGCGCCAGCTTGTCGTCCATCGTCATCTCGCCGCCCGTGATCGCGGCTCTCGTCGGCGCGTCCGTGCTGATCTCCCGCCGCTCGCGCCAGTCATAGTTTGCCTGCAGCGCAAATTTTGCGCCCGCTGCGGAGTTTTTGTCCTCGAGCCGCTCCTGCAGGTACGTCTCGATCACCCGCTTGGCCTCGTCGCAGATGTCGTGCGTTTCCTCAGCTGCCAGATACTTGCTCCACGTCTGCCGACTGATGCCCAGCCGACCGCACAGCCCCGTGATCGTCGGCGGGCTGACCCAGCTCGTCCTGCTGGCTGGCGTCCCGTCCTCCGTCACCACGCGCACAAAGCGCGTCGCCGGGTGTCCGTACCGGTCAAACTCCGGCTGCCCGTCGTCGTCAAGCACCGGCTCCTCGCGGTATACCGGCTCCCGGTAGCGCAGCGCTGCAAAGTATTCCTGCACCGCGCGCCGGAGCGCTGCGGGCTTGTATGCCTTTTTTCGGCCCATGTGCATCCCTCCCTGTTTGCTGTAAGGATATCACAATAGCCGTGTTAGTTGCCGTCAACTTTTGTGCCGCGTTACCATGCCTCATACAGCCGTTTGCGCGCCCGGTAGAGCGTGCTCTCGCTGACGCCGTGCGCGATCGCCGCCGCCTGCACCGTGCTCCTCCCGCAGCACCAATCGCGCAGCGCCTCCGCATACGCCTCCTCGCCGTAGGCCGCCTCGAGCAGCTTGGCGTCGATCCGTTTTTTGCCCGCCTTGCCCATATCCTCGTAGCTGAGCAGCGTAAAGTAGATCAGTCCCTGCCGCCGGTACGGCAGCCGGATCCCGCTCATTCGCCGGAAACTCATCCCCTCGCCCTCCTGTCCATGCACGATATCCGCTATACCGTGTCGGCATAGCGGTCCTGTCCCTGCCGGAGCGCCGCTCAGGCAGAGTCCTCCCGTATGATCGGCGCGGCATATCCCATCCGCGCGCGCGTTTGTTTGGTCCGCGCCTGCGCATGCCCCCGCGCGGACCGCGAGTCAACTTTCTTTTTCTCGATTTTCGCCGCTTTCCAGCAGCTCTCGGGCCGTCATTTTGTGTCCGCCGAGCTTTTTGCCGCGCTTGCGGGGCACGTAGCGCAGATATGCCCCGGCCTCGCCCTCGACGTAGCGCTCCTCCAGCACTCTCGCGCCCTTCGGCGCGCGCATCTTGGTGCACAGCACGACCTCGCGCTCCTCCGTCGTCGGCAGAGCGGCTCCGCGGCTGACCTTGTATTTTTTGCGGTCCGGCACACGCCGCACCTGCTTGAGCATGTAGTAGGCGATCGGGCTGTAGTCGTCCTGCCCGCGGAGGCTGCGGATGTTGACGCTCCCGAGCGTCCAGGCGTCCCGCAGCGCATCCCAACTGAGGCTCCCGTCCGTCTCCATGCAGATATGCACGTGCAGACGCACCAGCTCGCCGGTGTCGCCGTCCATGTCGCTCGCCGAAAGCGTGTAAAACGGGATCACGCCCTTGTCCTTCCGGCGCAGGCGGCGCAGCCAGAGCATCGCCTGATGCTCTGCGGCATCGCGCAGCTTGTCGGGATCGTCTCCGGCTGTCTCGCGCAGCTTGTCGATCCCCTCGTCCGCAAAGCGGAGCGTCACGAGCAGGCCCTTGTCTGCCGTGCAGTTGCAGTTGAGCAGGCGTGCCAGGCGGCGGACTGCCGTATTAAAATTCTGCTCCTGCTGCCGCGGCGTCGTCACGCCCGTCTTGCGCCCGCGCGGACGAGCGTTGTCGCCGACGTGATACCGCGTCTTTTCCACGACGCCATTTCGGCAACGATATGTCCGCTCCATGATTTTCACCCTGGTCTCCCTTCCCCCGCCACTGCGGGGCTATACATAAGCTTTTAGCAAGCCGATAAATACGCGCGTGCGCGCGTATATTATATATGGTATCACGCACGCGTGTGTTCCAAAAATCGCACGCGTGCGTTACCCGTGTGTTCGGCTGTCAAGGTTCCCGTTTGTCGCCCTCCCGGCGGTTCCGGCGAGGCCCGATCCCCCGATCGGCCCCCGCCGCAGCCTCTGGCTTGCGTTCATTTTCTGCATTTTGTGCATTCTGCACAAAATTTAATTTTGTTTTTGTTCATGTTTTTTTCTTGTTTTCTCTTGACGTGCCACGCAATGCGTGGTATAATACAATCAGAAAGTAACCCAAGAGGAAATCAAAAAACGGTTCACAAATTGAAAGGAGCAAACTGCCATGAAGAAATATGTTGTATTCCCCGAGGGGCTCCCCCTCCCGGTTGTTAACATCACCGAATTGGAGCGCGAGCGGATTCTCCGCCGCCCTGTCGTCTACTTTGATACAGCCCGCAAAGCAAAGGCTTATGCAAGCAGGCATGCGCGTGAGAATGAGTTTGGCGTTGTCGTCGTTCCGGACGTCTATCCTGCCCTAGACTGGGAGTTCATCAATTCAAACCCCGAATGGTGGAAGGTCGGTCAGTTCGTCCCGCTATATTGCGGATCTAAGCGTACAATTCACAGCCGTACAAGATGGTCATTCCACAATCAAATCCCCCATCTGTTTCTCGTCCGCGGAATTTACGATATCTACTAAAAAGGAGCTAACTACTATGGCAGACATTGAATCCCCCATCCTAAATCCTGATGCCCCCAATACCCGCAATGTCTACACCAAACATTTTGCGTATCTTGGCCCCATGCGGCCTAGCCACCCCGACAGCCTCTACGTCTACACCTGCGCGTGTGGTCGTGGCGCAGTCTCCGCCACAGGCAAGTACGGCGCGGCCGTGTCCACCATCCATTGGGGTGCGGCTGATGCCGATGGCGATCAGGGTGTTGCTGCCGCCACGGATGACCATGGCACGGCCGGTTCCACCGGCTGGCGCGGGGTTGCCGTCTCTACAGGGGCGCAGGCTGCTGCATCCTCCCGCGGCGAGCGGGGCGCTGCCGTCTCTACGGGCAGCGAGAGCGACGCTTTCGCTTGGGGAAATCATTCCGTTGCCGCCGTAACTGGTCATCGTGGGTCCGCATCCGCCATGGGCGAGCAGGCCGTAGCTGTCGCCACGGGATCGTATGGCTCTGCTGACGCCACGAGCGGCCATGGCGTTGCCCTGGCGACCGGATGGGGCGGCATGGTAATGGGTATGCTCGGTTGTGCGCTGTTTGCCGTCGAGCGGATTGACGGTAACATTGTGAGTGTCGCTGCCGGGATCGTCGATGGTGTAACCATCATGCCTAACACATGGTATGAGTGCCATCGCGGCAAACTCTACAAGGTAATTGGAGGCCCCAACGATCAATAATCAAGGAGGTAATCATCATGACCATCAACCAGTACCGAGCCTCCATCAAGGAGGTATTTTCCTACGCCGAGCGCGATTTCTTCGTCTCCGATCTCGCGCTCTCCGAGATCTGGGGTGACGCCCCGGAGGACCCCATCCCCGAGGCCCGTCTGGCCGCTCTCGGCCTGATCTGGGATGCCGCGCACCGCACTGTCCCGGAGATCGCCAAAACCGCCGGTCTCAGCAACCGCAAGCTGGCGGAGCGCTTTTGCATCCCCTATCGGACCGTCGAGGACTGGGCTGCCGAGCGCCGCGAGTCCCCGCTCTATGTCCGCCTGATGCTGCAGCAGTGCCTCGGCCTCCTGCCCAGCCCGGATGCGCTCGCCCCGGCCGAGTCCAAGATCACCATCGTCCTCACACCGGATCGTTTCCTCTCCGGCTCTCTCAGCGGGGAGATCATCCTTGCGGCCACTTCCGGCGGCGTTGTCTTTTCGGCTTCGGCCGTCGACCGGGACGGCGGCCGGTACGAAGTGCTTTGGTCGCGCTCCACCGGCTTTGACCGCCCGTCCATGGTCCTCCGTGACGATGTCGACGTCACCGATCAGATTGGCCGTGTCCTTTCCCCCGTCGTCCTGAGCGGCGCCGCCGACAACATCCTGTTCCTGGACGATGCCCCGCACCTCGCTTCTCCCGGCGCGTCCTGGTATGAGGCCAGTGCGCACGACATCTATGATCGGCATCACACCGTCTACTGGGAGATCGTGACCGAGGACGGCCGCACCGGCATCGACGTCGAGCATCCCGTTATGGTCAGGTGCGGCAGCGAGTACGTCACGAGCCGTATCTGCACGATTTATGATGATCAGTTCAACGCGTTCCTTCCCAACGACCGCGGCTACGATGAGCGGACCGACCCGTTCCTCGCCTAATATCCTACCACCTATCCCGTGTAAGTTTCCGTCAACCTTTCGGCCGTTCCGCTCGGCCCCGCATCCCTGCGGCGCTGAGCGCAGCACCCGTCCGGGAGCCTCCTCCGAGGCTCCCGGCTTTTTGTTTTTTTACGGCTGCGGCAAATACCCCGCCGCCCGCATCGCCGCCGTGGAGATCGCGACCTTGGCGTCCATCACATCCTCCCACCCGGCCTCTCCGTGCGCCGCCACGGCCAGCCGCGCGTCTGTCGGGCAGTAGGCCCGCTCCTCGTATACGCGCCCGTCCCGCAGGATCACCTGCATCGGCACCGGCTCCGTAAAAAAATACTTGTCCCGCGCCATCTCATCACAGCCCCTCCGGCAGCGGCGGCAGCCATCCGACGTTATCGCACCATCCTCGCAGCTTGCCGTATGAGCCGTAGGCCTTGGCCCCGTTATCCCAGAGGTACCTCGCCAGCGCCTCGATCTCGTCCAGGCCCCATCCCTCGAGGATCGGCTCCTCAGCCGCCTCTCGCGCCCGTGCGATCGCCAGCAGCTCCGCCCCGCTCTGTACGCCTCTTGCCCGCGGGATCGTCCGTCCCGCCGCCTCGCACGAGGCGCAGATCCATACCTGCGTTGGCTCCATCTCCCGCCCGCAGCACCGGCACAGGCGCGGCTTGTACCGCCTCGGCCGGCCGCGCAGCCGCTTTGCGGCCGAGCTGCTCTTTCCCGTCTTTGCCATGCCGTCATCTCCTCTTTGTGTAATCGATCTCCCGGATGTAGGGATGCCGCACGGCAAACGGCACCGTCGCCTCCCCGAAGATCTCGCGCAGCGCGCCGTCCAGCTGCTCCTGCATGTAGTCCTGCTCCGGCCCCGGCCGGAAGGCCGGGCCGAACTCCTCCTTGAGCTCGTTGAGCCTCGTCAGCAGACGCACGATGCGCTCCTTGCCCCATACGTCGTCGCCCATCGCCTGCTTGTCCCGCAGCGCCACGCACAGCATGTCGTGCACGATCTGCGCCCCGGAGTCCAGGCCGATATCCAAATACCGCTGCCGGTCCCGCTGCACCCGCTCCGCATAGCTATTGCCCATCATTGGCCTCCTGTCCGCAGTTGTATGCCATCGTCCGCGACGTCTCGTCCCATGCCCTGCGATCGGCGATCTGCCTTGTTTCCTCGTATAATCTCTCCAGTCTTTCGCGCTCCGCCAGCTCCTCGGCCGTCATGGCCCGGATGCGGTCGCCGCTGGTCACCGGCTCCGGCGCAGCCTCCTTTTCTGGGCTTCCCAGCCATTTGATCAGGCACTCGTGGCATGTGTTTGCCTCACAGGGATAGCCCTGTCCGTGCAGCACGTTGCACAGCCCACTCAAAAGCTCATCCGACTCCGCCAGCTCCTCGTCCGTCATCGCCCGGATGCGGTCGCCGTTTGTCATGGGCTTCGGCGCAGCCGCCTCCTGCGCGGCCCGCCGCTGACCGGCCTCTGTCATAGGCCAGCGGTCCGGCACGGTGACTTTGACCACCACGTCGTCCGGATTTTCCGGCTCTAGCTCGCTCTGGCATTCCTGCAGGCTCCGGGCTGCTTCCAGCAACAGCAACCCGACATTTATATCTCGATATACGTTCCCATTGGCCCTTAGATTTGCGTGCTCCAGCGTACGCCCGGCATCAGCCAGCATGTTGATCAGATCGGCCCTCCACTTCGCTTTTACCGCCCTATCGATAGCCTCGCTAATTTTCATTGTCTAACCTCGTACTTTGCCATTGTCAGTCCTCCAATTTCATGAAGCAGCCCCAAAAGGTCTGCGATTTCTTCCCGCTGTGATGACCAAATAAAGGCCGCTGTCCTATCGCTTTCCAAACTTCGGCGGCAGGGATCTGTGTTTCCGCCCATTTGAAAATCAATACGCCATCGGGTTTAAGCACACGCATACACTCCTTGAAACCATCGTGGAGCATTTTCGGCCAGTTATTGTCGAGTCGGCCATACTTTTTAGCCAACCATGCGTTTTCTCCAACCCGACGAAGATGGGGCGGATCCCAGACAACAAGAGCAAACGAATTGTCATCAAACGGAAGATCCGTAAAATCGCATTGGATATCGGGGGCAATAATGCAAGATATCTCAGACTGGCCGTTTCCCGATTTCCAAACACCATACAGTTCTTCAACTCGTTTGTCTGCATAAATTGCGGCGGGGTGATTTTTATTGAACCATATTGTTCTTGATCCGCAGGTCACATCAAGAATCTTCTTTTGCACGCACATTGTCAGACCTCCTCTCCGGCTTTTCTGTGTGGCGCTCCTGCTCCATGCGCTGCCGCTTGTACTCGTTAATTGTCCCCAAATCCTTTTCCTTTGTTCCTTTGCTTAACGCAGCCACAATCTCGCGTTCTCGCGGCGAAAGGCCCCATTCCTCGGCGGCGGCTCTCTCGGCGGCGGCTCTCTCGGCGGCGGCTCTCTCAGAAAGCAACAATCCTCCGCCATAAATCTTTTTCCCCTTTTTCCTTTGCTCGTCGAGCGCTGAGATTGCTTCGCACTCGCCACGATACACTTTCATCTTTATGCCGTACTTGCTGTACTTTTGCAGCATTGCCGCTGTAAGCACATGATCCGGATAACTGTATTTTCCTTTTTCCCCTCTCCGTTCGGATTTAATTTTCTCCATTGCCGCCGAAATCGCTTCCCCTAGTTTTGGCGCCGTCTGAGCCACGGTATCCGCACCATAGCTTGTCACAAATGCCGTTCGGACAATGGCACCGTTTTCATATGTAATATCTGCATCGCAGAAGATGTGATTCATCCTCATCACGGTACTCCTCCCGCTAAACACAGTCAGCGATGGAGCAAACAGGAAAAACTTGATTTTTCTATCGAGATAGAACCTGCAGATCTCCGTTAGAATTGAAAACGGCGGATTGTCAAGCACGGTACACCCTTCTGGGTATTCAGCATTTTTATAATCTCCTCCCGGATAAAATGGCCGAACAATCGTTTTTGGGCAAATTCCATATTCGGCGCAAGCCCAATCTCTGACTGCATCGTACACCAGCTGCGGTGTATAGCAATCATCTGTTGTTTTTTTGGTTTGAATTTCTCTACAAATTTCTCGTATTCTGCATTATCTTGGAAAATTTCTATTTGTTCGATGTTTCACACCCCCTATCTTTGGAATTCCCCGCTTTTAGCTTTCCTCATCGCGCATCCACGCCTCCAGCTGCTCCTGCTCGATCTTGTACACCGGCTTGATCTGATACCGGCAGTACTGCATCTCGAGGCTTGCACCGCGGCTCTGCTCCCAGCCGGGTAAAAACACCACGAGATCGGCTGCGCGGATCATCGCAAGGCACACGTCCATGTATACCTTGCCCGGCCATCCCTCCGGCAGCTCCGCAGGGTTCAGTACCTTGTCGGCCCTTGGCGTACCGTAGTAGTGCTCCATGCTGATCGGCCGGTCCTCGCCCTCCCGCAGCAGCATCCGCTTTGCGGCCGCAAACCGCGCTTTGTAATCCTCTACGCCGGTGATCCCACCGGCAATGTATACTGTCATATTCTTACCTCCACGAGCTTGCCGCCCCTGCAGGCGTACCACGTGTTTGGCTTGATGTTCACGCCGTCGACGATTCCAGCGTCGACGCTCGTGATCTTTCCGCTATCTGCCCGCTCGACGGCGAACAGCGCGCAGCCGAGCGCGCCCATCACTCTGCCGCCAGCATTGGTTGTCGTAGCCACGCCGTCAGCGCCTTCGGCTCTGGCTTCTCCGATCATCCCCGTAGCCACGGCTAATCCCCACTCTCCCACAGCTTTGGCTTCCCCTTGCGTTCTCGTGGCCAGCGCTACACCAAGATACCCCCTAGCTGTTGCTCTCCCGTTGTGTCCCATGGCGACCGCTACGCCCCCGAAGTCTGATACACTGGCCCATTGGGCGTTTCCCATCACGGCAACAATTCCGGTTTCCCCATTGCCGGCGTTGATGTTGTTCGCGGTGACTTCTTCCCGCTTTTTTCTCCTCCAAAAGTGCATTTTCACGTTGCTTCTCCTTCCTTTTTGTTGTAGGCCTCCCGCAGCCTGCGGATGATATCCCCGCCGTAGCTGCCCTTGGTCAGGTCGATAAACTCCTCGACCGTCAGCAGCTCGTCTGCCGTCAGCTTGTAGCCGTGGTCGGCGGCAAACTCTGACCGTCCCATTTCGCACGAGCCTGTGAGCTTGTGATGCCAGTCGTAATAATCGGCAGACGGGTACGCCTTGCCCCACTCATGGGCCTTTACAAACTCCTCGATGCGCTCCTCCAGCGGCATCCCCTCAAGCAGCTTGTCCCGCAGCGCCTCCATTGCCGCGCGGAGCGTTTCCCCGTGGGCGTACACCCCGCCCTGCTTTGCTACGTAGCAGTTCTTCGTGGTTAGGTCTTCCCGCATGACCCTCCCACGCGCAATGTGTCCGTTGATGATGCCGAGCATCGTCGGGATGCCGTCGATCATGTAGACGTCCTCCCCGCAAAAACTCCGGACGCCGTAGCCGTAGCCGTAGCCGGAGCCGTAGCCGGAGCCGGAGCCGGAGCCGTAGCCGTAGCCGTGGCCGGAGCCGGAGCCGTAGCCGTCGCCGTAGCCGTCGCCGTCGCCGGAGCCGTCGCCGGAGCCGTAGCCGTAGCCGTGGCCGGAGCCGGGGCCGTAGCCAGAGCCGGAGCCGGTGCCGTAGCCGGAGCCGGAGCCGGAGCCGGAGCCGGAGCCGTCGCCGTCGCCGGAGCCGTAGACGGCGACGGAGCCGTAGACGGCGACGGGGGCCGCCTGCGCGAAGCGCGCGGCTGCGCTCACCGTTTCCATACCCGGACCCCCGATAGGGCCTCGACGGCTCTCTCACTGCACGGGACGATCTGAATCGCGTCCGTGATGGTCATCTCCGGCACGACCACCGTAAATTTGCAGTTGGCCGGGGCTGTCACTCCGTCAACCGCAATCTGCTCCACGGCGCATGCCCCATCCCAATACCAGAGCTTGCGCACATTGCGCAGCTCGACTTCCTGACCGTTCCGCGCAGCGACCTGTCCAAAAAAGA